CACCCTTGTAAATCTCAAGTCCACCGTTATTCGCACCGATAAAAATTGTTTCGTTTGTCATAATTAAGTTCCTCTCTCATTGACTATACATATACTATAACTTGTTTTCATAACAAAGTCAAGGCAATTCGCTAAAAAAGGCCAAAAAAAATCCCTGTAAAAACAGGGACTTAAAAAATAATTTAATATTTTATTGATTTATTTTCGCCAACCATCTCTAGGAATGTCAACCCCACGAGCGATATTACCTATATCTCCTCGTGAAATACCCATATCGTCCAACTCTCTGTCTGTTAGACTTGCAAGTGTATTATATGTTTTTCTATCAAATGATGGGGTAATGCTCTTTTTAAAGTTATTATATAAATCTGCAACTACGTCACAGAATGCACAGTAAGTTCGTGTAAGTACAGTCATTATTTTCTCATTTCCTCTAATTCTAACATAAGTGCTTTCGCTTCTTTATGATATCCTTGACGGTGTAGTTCTGCAGCTGCTTTCGCTCTTCCTGCTGACTCACAAAATGCAACTATGCTGTTCCATACCTTACTTACTATTTGTGCAACTTTATCACATATGTGACAAGTTTCTTGATAAGTGTGTCTCAACACTAATCCGATTGACATTACGCTCTCCTTTGTTGTTGTTTGTGTTTTGTTATGTGGTCGTAAAATGACACTGCATCTTCATCTCTGAGATGCTTTACTTCATTACCATACTCAGTACGAATGAAGCGAACGATGTCGTTTTTGGGTGGGCGGTTTGGAAACATTTTCGCAAACCATTGAAAATTAGCCATCCTCTTCTCCTGTTATATTGTTTAGGTTAATGAATTTACCACGCTCACAGAAAATCACCTCACCTAGAAAACAGGTGATACTATTGTAACTCTCCTATGGGGGGTCTACTCGCACTTATTTATACAAATTAAGTCAGTATTCCTGTCTTTTTGTAATGTTTATTTGGAATAGTCGTTATGCAGTTGAGGAAACAATGCTTCTTTTAGAACTTTTGATGAACCAACTCTGACATTAATGATACCATTATAGTATTCATCAGTAAGTAAGACTTCCCTGTCAAACTGTTCCTTTGCTTCTAGGTAACTTAATGCACCTCTACTATCACAGTAGTGTAGTATCTCTCTAGTGAATTGTTCTTCACCTAGTTCTTTAACATCTGCATTGAGATGGTCTGAAGAACCCCAATAGGTTCTCCAATCACTCTCTTTAGTAGAACGTCTTTTGTTCTTCTTACCTTTGAGTGGTGGCTTGGTAACTTTAAACCTTGCGAGTTTCTTACCAATGTATTTTTTATTATTTGTTAGATTCGTGATAAGATAAACGAACCCCTCACAATCAAGTGGGAGTTCGTTTACTTCTTCACCTTGGAATGTCCACATAGTTACTCATCTTCGTCAAACTCTTCGATATCATCTTCGTTATCTATATTTAGACCATCCCCACAAAAGGGACAATGAGCAACAGGATAGTATCTCTCTTCCATGTCGTGTTGTATTTTAAAGACTGCATCACAGCCTTCGCATGTAATTATTTTTATCATTAGGCAACTTGGGTTTCGTAGACATCATCCCATGTACCATTGAGTCCAGCAACCTCGTATTCCGTCACTCTGTTCTCAAAGAAGTTAGTATGGTCTGCACCGTTAAGTACCCATTCTAACCACGGCAATGGATTGTCCTTTACTTTAAAGTTAGGTTTCATCCCTAATTGAAGTAATCTTCTATCAGTGATATACCTTATATATGTCTTTACTTCAGCGGCATCTAAACCTTCGATGTCACCAAGTTTATATGCAAGAGTAATAAAGTTATCTTCTAACTTCACTGCTTGTCTTGCCATCTCATATATCTGTCCTTTAAACTCATCGTCTACAATGCGTGGATGTTCTGCACAGTATGCTTTGAATAGTTTTGATACACCTTCAACGTGGATTGATTCGTCACGAATACTCCACTCAACAACTTTACCCATACCCTTCATCTTACCGTAACGCTGGAAATTCAACAACATTACAAACGATGCAAATAATGCCACACCTTCGTTGAATACAGACTTTGCAAGTGATAGTCCTAGTCCACGAACTGTGTTAGGGTCACTGTCCATCATAAATTCAATCTTGTCTGCCATCTCTTGATATTCTAGGAAGGCATGATACTCGGCATCAGATAACCCAAGTGTCTCATTAAGAAGTGCATATGCACGTTGGTGAATACCTTCTCTAGTCGCAAACGAACCAAGCATATTACGAACTTCGTTATTTTTAAATTTTGGTATAAATTGGTCAAAGTAATTTTGTCCTACTGCAACATCAGACTGTGTAAACAATCTTAGAATGTTTGTGATATATTCTCTTTCTACATTTGAAGTTTTACCAGACTTCCAATCTGAAACATCTTCAGATAAATCTAATTCATCTTCAATCCAATGGACTTTTTCGTGTCGTGTTGTAATCTCCACTGCCCAAGGATAATGGAATGGTTTATAAGTTTCGGAGAACTCCATTAGTCCTCCACCCTTCTTTTTTACAAACTTCTCTGATACTGCCATAAACTGGTCATATGTTCCAATCAGTTTATCATCAATAAAGATTTGTGGAACAGAACGAGCATTTGGTACACGTTGGTAAAATGCAAGACGTTCTTCTTCATTATCCATCTTGTATTCTGTGTATTCGTATCCATGTGAATCAAACCAATGTCTGGCTTTATCACAGAATGGACAATGTGACTTACTATAAATTTCTACTTTCATTAATCGATCCTCTTTCCGTTATAACTTGTTATCGTAACATTATATGGTTTCTCCATATAACAGTTGTGACTTGGTTTAGACAACATCTGTTCTGCCCAATCCAGTTCTTGAATAAGACGTTTATACCACGCCTTATCATGTTCGTCTTTTGCTTTGTTCATATCTTCATGCAATTGTCCAATACGAACTTGAATGTATTTTTCCTGTCTAGTCATTTTCTTATCTACCCTTGACATGCCACACACTCATCTTGTGACTCAGCATCAATTGCTTGCGACTCAAAATCTTTTAGTTGGTCACGAACAACCTTTGCAGATACATTCTCTGCACGTTGTGATGTTTCTGTTCTTAGATAGTACAGACCTTTAGTTCCCAACTTCCATGCTGCAAAGTGACTTCTATGCAAATCTTTCTTATCTGCACCAGCAGGGAAAAATAGATTTAGTGATTGTCCTTGACATAAGAACTCTTGTCTATCTGCAGCCTGTTCAACTAGAACCAATTGGTCAAGTTCGATTGCAGTTTTGAAAACTTCTTTTACTTTATCTGATAGGAAATCTAAGTGTTGTACAGAACCACCGTTAGTAATGATATCAGACCAAACTTTGTCTGTATTTTTCTTTACCTTCTTTAGTTCTTCTTCAAGATACTTATTCTTCACTAAATGCGAACCAGCACGAGTACGGTGTGTATATGCATTCGCTTTAGATGGTTCAATAGATGGTGATGTAGAAACAATAATAGAACTGTTTGCATTCGGAGCAATTGCAAGTAGATGTGCATTACGTCTACCTGTACCTTGCATGTCTGGTGCTTCACCACGTTCAAGTCCTAGTTGAATTGATTCTTGGTGTGCTTGTTCTTTGATTGTTCTGAAAACATCCCAATTCAGTTCTCTTGCTTCATGTGAATCAAAAGCAATTCTTTTCTGGTGTAGTAGTGAATGCCAACCCATTGCACCTAGTCCAAGACTACGTTCTTGTGTTGCAGAATATCTTGCACGAGCAATCTCATCACCAGCATTGTCAATAAAGAATTGTAATACGTTATCTAAGAAACGTGTCAAATCCCTAATCAATGATGAGTCTTTCCACTCATCAAACTTCTCCAAGTTAACAGATGATAAACAACAAACAGCAGTTCTATCCTCTGAGGTTGGTAGATGGATTTCGTTACATAGATTAGAACCATGTATCTTCAAACCCTTTGCTTTCATTGTATGGGGTAATGCACGATTAGCTGTATCGATGAAGTTTAGATATGGTTCACCTGTACGGTAACGTGTCTCTAAGATTTGTTGCCACAAAGTACGAGCAGCAATAGATTCACGAACTGAACTTTCATGTGGGTCTTTCAAATCCCACATCTCACCTCTTTCTACTGCTCTCATAAAATCATCTGTGATATTTACTGCATGATGTAGATTAAGGTTCTTTCTGTTTACGTCACCTGTTGGTACACGCATGTTTAAGAATTCGATAATATCTGGATGTGCAACATCAATGTATGCTGCATAAGAACCCTTACGAGTTTTACCTTGACGATATGCAGTCATGTCTGCATCTACCGTGTGTAAGAATGGCATTGGGCCTGGTGCTTTATCGGAGATTGCACGAACATCACTCCAGTGTCCACCGACACCACCACCTTTAACAGACAACCAACGCAACTCAGCAGTATGGTCGATTAGTCCTTCTAATGAATCTGGTACATATGTAAGAAAACATGAGATAGGTAATGCCTTTGCTTTCTGCCCAGGCATTGGTGCATTTGATAATACAGGAGATGCGAACATAAACCATCCTTTGGATACTGCATCGTAAACTCTTTGTGCGAGTTCTAAGTCTCCATTACAATAAGCAACAGATGCTCTTGCATATGCTTCTTGTGGTGATTGTTCTTCGTCTTTACAATAATAATCCTTGAGTAGTTTGTATGCTTGTTCTGATAAATCTTTGTCTCTGGTTCTGTCTATTTGAATGCCGAGGTGGTTAAGACCAGTATCCTCAGCACTTGGGAATGTTACTACGTTCTCAAGGGCCATGTGTTAGTTCTCCTGCTGGGTTATATTTTTTTCCAAGAATTGAAAACAGTTTTTGCTTGCAATCCTTTATGGGTGTTAGTATGTATAATGTTCTGAATCTCTGCTGATGAATTTCCAGCAAGAATCATGTCGTTAATATCTTTTTCTAAAATGCTCTGTGGCCAGATGCAAACACTGTACCCTTCATCGATACATCGTTCAATCTGTTTACAGACCTGTTCATTGCGTGGTTCGTTATCTGGAACGAGTACCGCATTGTCTTTAAACTGTGGGACTCGCAAATCACTCTGTGCGACTGCGATACAGTTCTTTAGAAAAAGACTATCGATAGGGCCTTCAACAACATATACTGTTTTGTTCTTGTCAACCTTATCTAATCCAAAAATCTTGGGATGTTCTTTGTCCAAGATTATAGTAATATATTTTTGAGGTTCATCCCCAAATGCCCGTCCTTGAAATGCAAAGACCTCTCCATCCTCTTTTCTGAATGGTATTAACATCCTTGGATGGTCACCATTTAGTGAGGGGAATTTATCTTTGACATGTCCATTGACATATTCAAAAAACTTTGGACAGAAATATATATCATTCCACAGCTCTTCGCTGATGCATCTATCCAATAAAAATTTGATAGCAGGATGATTTTTTTCTAACTGTGCAAAAGACTCTAGGTTTAGAGACTTACGAAACACAGGTTTCTTAAACTTGAAGTCTGGCGTCTTAATGCCTGCCCCAGGCGTCTTATCACCTCGACCATTGGAAGTAAGACCTTCCTTGTATCGTTCTAGTACATATTCTTTGTGTAAATTTGA